ATGATTATATATTGCAAAGGCAATCTATCTAAACTAGCAGAGCTAACAGAAGAGCCTGACCTTAATCATTTCTTTCACTATAAAAATCTAACAGACAAACAAAAAAAAACAATAAAACAACTATGGGGGATAAACGCATGACGCAAAAAAGTGTAAGAACCTGTACTCATTCAAAGGAAGGTTTACTTGAAGGTAAATGTATTGAGTGTGATACATGGGAAACAATAAGAGAAGATTTTGGAGAAGGTAATTATTTTACTTATCCTGATGGCAGTAAATCAAAAAATAAAGTGTTGACAATTCGTTCAACTACTTTTGATTATTATAAAAAAAAAATATTAGAAGGGAAAAAGTATGATAGTTAAAAACATATATCAAAAACTACACCAAGCATGTTTGAGTGCGGGTGGTGTAAAGAAAGGTGAGAAAGTAAAAGGTATGCACTTCAATCCTTTGCTGCACGATGCAGTACAGGAAGTAGCAACTCAAGCATTACTGGATCAAAAATTGTATCCAACTTGTAGTTATAAAACAGATACACATGATAATTATATTATGGTTACTTGCTTTATGACAATACATGATATTGAAAATGCAAATGAAAAGATTGAAGTAAATGGTTGTAGTGCAATGGGTGGATTAGATAAGTTTGGCACAGGTCAAGCCATGTCATACTCAAGAAAGTATGCTTTCTTAAATGTATTAAATTTAAAAACAGGTATCAAAGATGATGATGGATATGAAGCAAAGCCATTTGAAGAAGTAAAACAAATTCCAAGTACAAATGGGAAAAAGAATATTAAGCTCGATATGGAGCTTGATATGGGTCTAATAAAAGATGACATTAAAAAGATAGATGACATTTATGCTCTGAGAAAATGGAGAAAGGCTAACTCAGATTTATTCGACTCTAATAATAAGTCTCAAAGAGAATACAGACAGATAACTGATTTGTATGAAACTCATGAGACAAAACTAAACCAAGGAGTAATAACAAATGGCTGATGATATATATATTAAGCTAGTAAGAAACGAAAAGAAGAACGCACCAGAGCAACCTGATTGGGTTGGTCCACCAAATGAGGAATCTCCACCTGATAAAGATTGGCGTATTGGTGTTAAAATAGGAGATACTTGGCACAATCAAGCAGGCTGGGATGGTGAAGATGGCATGATTACTGTTAGACTTAGAGCAAACGACAAGTCTAAATCAGGATCATCTGGTGGTGGCACACCAAATTTTGCAGCGAAAAAAGATTATGCAAAACCTAGCTATTATGCTAAAAGATAATAGGTATTAGTTTATACCTTTTCGATGAGGTGGGGTTTTTATTTGGCATCCCTTTCTGCCTTCTTTAGTTGTTTTCCCCGCCTCATCCCCTAACTATGACGACAATAGATTTATCAGATAAGATTTTAAAAAAGATCATGGAAGATCGGCAAGAGGATTATGGCGATTATAAGGAGAACTTTAGGCTAATCTCTGTAATCTTTAATGTTATACTGCATGATATATTGAAAGATGATATGAAACCATATCAGGTAGGACAACTCATGATGGGTTTAAAATTATACAGAGCAACAAGAAAATACAAAGCAGATAACTATGATGACCTTGAAATATACTCAAAAATGGCGAAAGAACTGCATAAAATAAGTATAGACAAAAAGGAATAAAATGACTAAATATATACGAATTAAATCTGGCGAAGCTAACTTCCAGTTAGTTGAAAGATTTGATGATATAGAGAAAGCTGCAAACCCCAACGCACAGGGTGAGTATGTAGAATGTAAAGTTGATAGTGTAAAGATAGACTTTACTAAAGTGAAAAAGGAGAAGGATGGAAAAGCTGAAACAGGATTTCCAGAAGTTGCAAGACCTTCAGAAGAAAAAGCATGAGGCGTACCTTGCAGCCAAAGTAAAAGCTAACAAACTTAAAAAAGATAGCTTTGATTTGATTTGGAAAATCGAGAAAGCTAAAGAACTATTGATGAGATAAATCATCAGTATTTAAAAAAAACAAAAGAAAGCGTAGGTATTCTATGCTCTAAAGAAAGGAAGCATGAAGATACAAGACATATTTGATAAGCATATCAAAGAAGATATAAATATATTTCCATATCAACTACAAAAATCATTCGATAATTTTTCTAATAGTGAAAGAAAACTATATGAGATTGCATTTAAGAATGGATTGAGATTTTTAAATAAATCTAATTATACAAAAAAATATTTATTTAAAGTACCAAAGCATAACCTTGGTAGAATAAAAGAATCAGAACTACAACAACTTATACAAAAGGTTTGTGATAAGTATGAGGTAAGTAAGAAAGAGTTACTTACCAAATGTAGAAGAAGAGATATAGTTCGATCAAGAAATATATTACATAATGTTTTAAATGAAAAATATAAGATGAACCTTACAAATATTGGTAGAATATTTGGACAAGATCATACAACAGTATTGTATTCAATTCAAATGAAGTTTAACAAAACTTTTTATTGGGATAAGAACCAAACTATTTGGGATGAGACTAAAGAGTTATTTAACTAAACTGTCTAAATCTTTTTACCTTTGCAGCAATACCTTTAGGTTGTTTACTAAACTGTTTACCTTTTCTTTTAGCTTTTCTTTTTTCTCTGGTCGTTGCCGCATACTCCGCAGCACTCAAACTTTTTATTGCTGCTGAAGGCAAGTATCTTTCTCCAGTAATGCTCGATTTTTTTCCAGACTTTGTACGCCATTTCTGTCTACCCCATGCTTTTAAACTTCTTTGTGATTTAGCAAGTGCCATTATCTATATCCACCACCTGCAGCTTTATATCTTTTAGCTAACAACTGTGCCTTTCTTGCGGACCATTTACCAGCAGCAGTACCTTGAACATTGGATGATTTTATTCTTTGGAATAATCTTTTCCTTAGTCCCGGCTTAGTATAGTTGCCTGCTTTATTGACACTACTTTTTTTTGCCATTTTTCTTTTTCTTCTTCATCTTTGAAGCTAGAATTTTTTTCTTCAAAGCTGGTGGAAGTGTTTTCTGTTTAGCTGTTAGCATTAGTATTTACCTTTCGATTTCATTTTCATACCTTTTTTCTTTGCGTATGCTTTTGCTTTTTTCTTGCCAGCTTTTGTGTAGCTGAACTTCTTTTTTCCTACCATCGGCATATTGTTTCTCCTTTAGTTTGCGTTCACAATAATTATCAAAACAACTTCCATCACGACCATCGTGGCAAAAGTATTTCTTCTCTGCATTTATAATCCATCCTCCTTCATTACTCAATAGTTCTTTATTACACTCTTCACATATTCCACAGAATCTAACTACCTCTCTTTTTACCCAAGTCTTACGCTTCAACTAGCATCTCCATCTTCTTCTTGCTTGTCTTAGTCTTGAGTTGGGGTCTTTGGCAGCCTTTGGAAATCGTTTCATTTGACCTGCTGATCTAGCACAATAAGATTTTCTTCTTGCTTTATCTCTTGCAGTTAGTCCACTTTTCTTAGTTACAGCAGTTTTAAGTTTTGATCCGGGGTTGTCTCTTCGGTATCTTGCAACACCTGCTTTAGTCATACCCGCACCAGACTTTGTGGACCTAAAATACTTTTTAGTTTTTGGTGGTTGTTTATCTTTAGTTCTCATTGCTCAATCTTTAATATTTTTTTCTGTCCCATGTATATCTCTGTCAAAGCATTTACCTTTTTACATTCAAACCTTACTCTTTGTGGATTAACTTCACGCAAAGCAACCCTTTTAGACTTTAAACATTTGCTTAGACTTTCTTTATATGTATGCTCAACCATCTCACTATTGAGATACATTATCAGAGCTATAACCATTTCCATTTTCTCTTACCTTATCCTTTAACTTTTCTACATCTGCACGAAGTCTATCAATATCCTTTATCATTCTTTGAATATTAACTCCATTGTGCATCATCTCATCTACTCTAGTTACAGTTTTTTCTAAATCAGATGCTAAACTTTCTTGTATTAAAAATTGTTCTTGGTCGATTGGTTTCTGATCCGAAGCCTTTAATAAATCATTGAGCATTAGCTCTCTGCTTGTCTCCAATGAAGTCAATCTACCTGTTAATTCTGTGTAACCAATTACGCCAGCAATAACACCAGCTACAATAGCCAACATATTTTTGATTGGCATGCTTACTGAAGTGCTTTCGCTAATCTTCATTACCAGATAATTGCAACTATAATTGCAGCTATAACAATACCAGCAATCACCTTATGATCGGTCCAGTAATGTTTTATTGTTTCAATAATCTTTTCCATAACATAACCTCCAAGTTTGATATATCATTTTCCTTGCGAATTGTAAGCCTTAAATGAACGCTTTTTATGCTTGTTCATAGAGGACATTTTAGGTCGTCTACCAATGCTAGTTTTTTTTGGTATTCTTTCGTGTTCTAGCTTTTCGAGATTGAACTTTCTTTTTGCCATAACCTTGTTGTGATAAGTGTGTTACTTTTTTTTTATATTGTTGTACAAAATTATTTTTTATCATTTCTTTTTTATCTTATTCATAGTAGTTACACCAAAACTAGCTCCAACGATTGTTAAAATAATATACCAAAACATAGGATCAGCATACTCAAGTATCTGCCATCCTCTTTCCATAGCATCTTGTGTAAATGGTATGAAATGACAAGCCATTAAAATTGTAAAAAAAATAACTAACCATTCATCTTTAAATGAGTTCTCTTGTTGTCTTATTTGTTCTATTTGTACTTCAACTTTTTTTACATCTAAGTTGTTAGCAGCTTCTAATTCTTTTGCTTTTATAATTTTATCTTTTTCTAATTTGTGTGTGATTGCACCTATGGTTTTATTTGCAATAATTTTTACAAATGGATTTTTTAATAAACCTAAAAATTGTATCATCCTTCTACTTTACCATCTTTCCACTTCATGTCAGGTAAATTATTTTCATATTTTTTACCATCATAAGTTAAAACTTGTTTTCTATTTGATCCTTTTTCATTGTAGCTAACATGAACCCAACCACCTGCGGGATCGTCAGGATTGTAGAACTCGAGGATCAGTTGATCGAAGTCTACATTGTTCTGTAACCAATAAGCAATTTGTATGTTAGGTATACCTGCTATCTCAAAGTCCACTGCTTGACCTTTTGCATGCTGCGAAGTTTTCTTTGAGCCGATTGCTTCGCATAACTCTTCTGATCTATAACCAGAAGTTATGGTAACTGGCTTTTCAAACTTAGCTCGTACTGGTTCTAATATTTCATAGCAAACATTCTCAAGGTTCTTAATATCACCAGCTCCCGGTGTATTGTCTATACCTTTACGAGTTGCGGTCATTGACTTTGTAAATTCTTCTAGTTTAAAATGTTTAGATAGTTGCATAAATAATTTTTACCTTTAGTTTCTTTTGTTCTTTGGTTGGATGTCTATTGA